GCTCTAAAAAACGGGCGGTTACAAACGAGCGAGTTACAAAAATACGCGAACTGAAACGAAAAGGTAACGCTGGCAGCGTTACACAAACGGATCAAAAAGCGTTACCAGAGGAAGAGGAAGAGGAAGATATAAATACTGATCTCCCCCTAAATCCCCCTCGCCAAAAACGAGCGTCTAAAAAATTCGAGCCGGAGGCTATCGAGCTGCCTGACTGGTTGCCGGAAACACTCTGGCATGAGTGGGTTAAGTTCAGGCAGGCATTGCGAAAACCGATTCGAACGGAGCAGGGCGCTAACGGGGCGATACGGGAGCTGGAAAAATTCCGTCAGCAGGGTTTTACACCTGAGCAGGTGATTCGACACAGCATCGCCAATGAATACCAGGGCCTGTTCGCGCCGAAAGGTGTTCGGCCTGAGACGTTGCTCCGACAGGTTAACACTGTCTCGTTGCCGGACAGTGCGATCCCGCCAGGCTTCAGGGGGTAACGGACCATGAAAAATATTGCGACAGGCGGCGTTCTGGAACGCATCCGCCGACTGACCCCGCCACATGTAACCGCCCCATTCAGAACGGTAGCGGAGTGGCGCGAGTGGCAACTTGCTGAAGGCCAGAAACGTAGCGAGGAGATCAACCGCCTGAATCGCCAGTTGCGGGTGGAAAAAATTCTGAATCGTTCAGGCATCCAGCCGTTGCACCGTAAATGCTCGTTTGCGAATTACCAGGTGCAGAACGACGGCCAGCGATACGCGTTAAGCCAGGCGAAATCCATCGCCGATGAACTGATGACCGGGTGTACAAATTTTGCGTTCAGCGGAAAACCTGGTACCGGGAAGAATCACTTAGCGGCAGCTATCGGGAATCGCCTGCTGAAAGACGGTCAGACAGTGATTGTGGTTACCGTGGCTGATGTTATGAGCGCCCTGCACGCCAGCTATGACGACGGGCAGTCAGGCGAAAAATTTTTGCGGGAGCTGTGCGAAGTAGATCTGCTGGTTCTTGATGAAATTGGCATTCAGCGCGAGACGAAAAACGAGCAGGTGGTGCTGCACCAGATTGTTGATCGCCGGACAGCGTCGATGCGCAGCGTGGGGATGCTGACAAACCTGAACTATGAGGCCATGAAAACATTGCTCGGCGAGCGGATTATGGATCGCATGACCATGAACGGCGGGCGATGGGTGAATTTTAACTGGGAGAGCTGGCGTCCGAATGTCGTCCAGCCAGGAATTGCGAAGTGATTTTTACCGGGAGGAAATTTTAATGGAGACTGTTTTTGACGCACTGAAAGCGATGGGAAAAGCCACATCCATAGAACTTGCTGCGCGACTTGATATCAGTCGTGAAAAAGTGCTGAACGAACTATGGGAACTGAAAAAAGGCTGGTTTCGTTGATAAAAGCGCGTATACCTGGCGTGTGGCTGATAACAACGTTCAGCAGGAACAGCCAGCGCCGGCAGAACTGCCGGAAGAAACTACCACGGCAACAGTCGCGAAAATTTCAGAGAGCGATTTAACTGCGACGATTGAACAACGTGGACCACAAACGGCGGATGAGCTGGCTACATTGTTTGGTACCACATCACGCAAAGTGGCTTCAACGTTGGCAATGGCAATCAGCAAAGGTCGTCTGATTCGCGTAAATCAGGGCGGTAAATTTCGTTACTGCATACCGGGCGATAATTTACCAGCAGAGCCGAAAGCAGCATCGGTAGCGGAAACTGATGGTAAGGCCTTTCCTCAGCCCGCAGGTGTTGCGTTACCAGTACAGGAGGCTGCAACACAGGAAGATATTAAAACAGAAACTGTGGCGGACATTGTGCAGTCGCTGCCATCGTTTACTGAAACGCGAGCGGATGACCTGGTTTTACCATCACTGCATATGGCAAACCGCGAACTGCGTCGGGCGAAAAATCATGTCCAGAAGTGGGAGCGTGTCTGCGCCGCGCTGCGTGAGTTGAACAAGCACAGGGATATTGTACGACAGATTACTGATTCTTCCCGCCATGTTGCATCGGAAAAGTGATTGCCGGAGGCGCTTATGGCAAAAGTATTTACACAAGAAGAGCGGGAAAAAATTAAGGGGAAGGTTGTTGAGCTCGTGCGCCAGAGTGGGCGCGAGACGTTACGACAACTGGAAGCTAAGACAGGTGCGACAAGGTATCTGATGAGTGTTCTTGCCAGAGAGCTGGTTGCCAGTGGCGATTTATACAACTCCGGCTACGGGTTATTTCCGTCTGAACAGGCACGTAAGGACTGGATAAAGGCCCGCAAAAAGATGTCGAAAGCAGCAGTGAAAAAAAAGAGCGACCCGGACCTGGTTTATTCATTACCAGACGGAGAAATACGCCGCTATGACAGGCGTCTGAACATAATCTGTCGCGAGTGTCGGAGGAGCGAAGCTATGCAGCGCGTACTGGCGTTTTACCAGAATGGTTTTCGAGAGATATTCGGTGAACAGGTTATGCATGAGGGAAATCATGGCACTCAGGGCAGTGTGTAGGCACGTTGACGGTAGAAAGCATATGGGGGATCGATCGTTCTTGTTATGCTGTAAGAGCGAAAGCGCAGGCGCTGGGTATCAACAGGATGTTACGGGGTGACTTTCACTTGAGCTAGTGGGATCAATTTTACTGTTGGGGTGGGGGGACGTTAAGTTGCTGACAATTTCGAAATGTTTTTGATAAAGGCAGCGATTTTCTTTGATGGAGGGGCTACAAAAAATTTTTCATGTGAAATATGATATCTGCGATGTTATCAAATGTGAAAATATTTATGAATCTGCAAAAAAGAAGAAAAGTTCAAAAACTAAACTATCGCGGGCAAGTTTCGAAACTGAAGAGGGGGATATTTAATTCTCTGAAAAGCACGGATTGGGAAGGAGTAGAAAATGCGAAGAGAAAACTGGAATATTACAAACGCACTCGTAAGCTACGAGTCTCGAAGAAAAAGTTGACAACAAGTAATAAAAGGGTGGTTTTTTCTGCTCCGATATCTATTAATTATTACAACGATCGTGATTTTGAAATCATGAATAAATTTTTAAATAATTTACGCGATTGCGTGTTGAAGAATAATCGTGTTTATATAGATTTTTCTTCAACTAAATATATAAGTGCAGCTGCTATGTTATCTTTTCTCGCTGAAGTTGATGTGCTTATTAAGAAAAGTGAATTTGGAGTAAATGCCATAGGGTTTTCACATCCGAAAGACAAGAAAATTGAAAGCATTTTGAATCAAGTCGGTTTCTATGATCTATTAAGGAAACCTAAAAGAGAAACTGAAAGTTATGATGATGTGACTTTTTGGAAATATACATCAGGTTCTTGTTCTGAGCCTCTTTTAGCAAAAGAAATGATGGTGGAAATAAAAAAAGAGTTAGAAAGAAAATCATCAAAAAAATTATACCGTGGCTTTACTGAGGCCATGTCTAATTCTGTCGAGCATGCTTATGTTGATGATTTTATGCATACGGAAGATGACGAAACAGCTAAGTGGTGGACCTTTGCTGGCATACATGACAAAAATCTTACAGTGGTAATATGTGATAAAGGAGTGGGAATACCTTCAACATTGCCTAAAACACAAGGTGTAAGTGTGCTAATGAACATCTTCAAAAAACTTAGAGTTCCATTAGCAAATGTAAAGGATTCTACTTATATAAAGGCTTCCACGTTACTTCAGGAAACGAGGACTGGGGAGCTGAACCGAGGTAAAGGCTTGAATGATATCAAATCGGTAATCGATTCAATAGGTGATGGTTTTATGGGGATTTTTTCATCAAAAGGGCGCTATATTTACAAAGGGAAAACTGGCATTATTAACGAAGTGCTTAGAGATTACAAAAGCTCTGTTAATGGTACTATAATTGAATGGACAATTCCTTGTGAGGTGGAAACTGAGTAGTATGAAAATTATAAAAGTAGCCAGTCGTTATCCTTGCCCAGGACCTCGTTTTAAAAGATTGGGGCCCGCTTCTGGTGAGGAGTTTCGTGAGTGGGTAGAAAGAGAGCTTAAACATTCACCAGATCTAACAATAGACCTTGATGGAACGGAGGGGTATGGTTCTTCTTTCTTGGAGGAGTGCTTTGGCGGATTGATTAGGCGTGGCGTGAGTCCTGATAAGGTTAAAGGGATTAAATTTATCTCAGAAGAAGAACCTGAGTTAATTGACGAGATAAATGAATATATCGAGGACGCTATAAAGGTATCTCATGGCTAATTCAAGTATCCAGGTCTGTACTTGGAGTGCAGACTTTTGGTGTAAGTTTTTTTCTTTGTTTAAAGATGAAAATCAGTATGTAACTTGGTTTTTAGTTTTAGTTGGATGGGGGATTACGGCATATATTGCTTATCTCCAAACCACAAAAAGTAGAGGAGATGCTATTAAAGATGCTCATAATGAATGGATCGGTGAGTTTAGACAAAAACTGGAGTTGCTTGAGGATTTTGCCTTAGAGTTCTGGGCTGAAGATAATAATAAAGAACCTACACTGGCGTTAGCAAAAATGAGTAGGGAGGTTAAGAGTTTAACTACTATCGCTAAAGAAATTGAAAGGGCCGGTGGTGAAAAATATAAGGCAAAATTGTTTAAGGAATTACGCCAAGCCATGACATATGATAGTGATGTTCACAACCGACCTCTAAGACCTGATTGTATGCAAATTGTTAGGATTAGAGAAACATGTGCAAGTTTGAGAAGTGCGTACGGGCGCAAAAGCTTGACTGAATAACCTCATATTGCTGAGTAGCTGGTACTGCATATTATTATGAAAACACATCGTGGTTTTTATATAAAAGCTGCTTATTATTAAGAGATCTGTTTTATGTTTTTGGCTAGTAAAATGTGATTCTTAACTTAAATGTTCCCTTACACTAGATTTATAATATCATCGTGTGATTTATAAACTATGCATTAGTAATAATTAATTTTTCGGAAAAATAGTTAAGTAAAATTGCTGCGTGTGCTTGAGGCTATCTGCCTCGGGCATGAACACCAACGGCAGATAGAGAAAAGCCCAGTTAACATTACGCGTCCCGCAAGACGTTTAATATTAAACTTAGGCCAATTTCATGCTAGACACATGGATGTTAGCCTCTTACGTGCCGAAAGGCAAGGAGAAGCAGGCTATGAAGCAGCAAAAGGCGATGTTAGTCGCCCTGATCGTCATCTGTTTAACCGTCATAGTGACGGCACTGGTAACGAGGAAAGACCTCTGCGAGGTACGAATCCGAACCGGCCAGACGGAGGTCGCTGTCTTCACAGCTTACGAACCTGAGGAGTAAGAGACCAGGCGAGGGAGGAATCCCTCGCCACCTCTGATGTGTCAGGCATCCTCAACGCACCCGCACTTAACCCGCTTCGGCGGGTTTTTTGTTGCGTGCTGAATGCGTAGGGTGAAAAATAACCATATATTAGATTATATACACAACAAAAAATAAAAGTCATTGTACCTGCACATTAAACAATCAAATATACGGCGTGAAATAAATATTTTTCAGATTAATATTTTTGTCTCTATGTGGATATAACCTTTTGTACTTATAAACTGGGGGCATCGTGGAAAAAATAAAGAAACTATTTAGTAGCAAATACGCAGTCATACGTCGTGATGACCTGTCAGTTATAGTCGAAATGGATTACTTCCCTGAAACCCCAAAATCAATGATGTATCGTAATGGTCGAAAGGCAATTTTTTTACCGATGAGGGTAAGTGACATTATGGGAAATGATAAACTGCTGGATGAATTGCGAGTCAGAGCATCCTGTTAGTATTGGCATTAATTCTGTTATACTACATAACGGGCTGAACACCCATTCTACTGCGCCAGCGGAGAACTACGATGGCGCATATACAACTGGTCAAACAAACCTCTTCCGGATTACTTCTCCCGGCGACACCGGAGAGTTGCGATTTTTTGCATCAAATCAAAATAGGTGAGTGGATACACGCGGACTTTAAGCGAGTGCGTAACTACGCGTTCCACAAGCGTTTTTTCAAACTCCTGCAACTGGGATTCGATTACTGGACTCCGAACGGTGGGGCGATCACGCCTCGAGAACGAGAACTGGTGTCCGGTTTCGTTGAGTATCTGTGCGAATCAGTTGGTCGGGAACACACTCCAGCCCTGAGCGAAGCCGCAGAGCAATATCTGAATGCCGTTGCGACACGCAGAACCCGGGATACGGCATTGCTTAAGTCATTTGACGCTTTCCGCGAATGGGTAACCATTCAGGCCGGATTTTACACCGAACATTTTTATCCGGACGGTAGTCGTGGGCGCAGGGCAAAATCTATCGCATTTGCGAACATGGACGAAACCGAGTTTCAGCAGGTTTATAAATCTGTACTGAATGTGCTGTGGAACTGGATCCTGTTCCGTAAATTTTCCTCTCCTGAGGAAGTCGAAAATGTGGCCGCACAGTTACTGGAGTTTGCGTAATGGTGGATTTACGTAAAGCGGCGCGGGGGCAGATGTGCACCGTCAGAATTCCTGGCTACTGCAATCACAATCCCGAAACTTCTGTGCTGGCGCATTACAGGCTGGCGGGGACGTGCGGAACAGCGACAAAACCACACGATATGCAGGCAGCGATTGCCTGCAGCTCATGCCACGATTTAATCGACGGGCGGGTAAAAACCAGCGATTACACCAAAGAAGAATTACGCCTGATGCATGCAGAAGGTGTTTTTCGTACGCAAGAAATCTGGAGAAAGGAAGGTTATTTATGATTTACCCAACAAATACAGGCAAAAGCGGGGAACACCTTCGTCTCACCACGCTGGAAAGTGTCTGGATTCAGGGAAAACTGCGCATGTGGGGGCGCTGGTCGTATATTGGCGGCGGTAAGACGGGAAATATGTTCAACCAGTTGCTGACCTCTAAAAAGCTGACAAAAACGGCAATTAACGAGGCGCTCCGGAGGATGAAAAAAGCAGGTCTGGACAAACCTGAACTTGAGGCTTTTTTGCGGGATATGATCAACGGCAAGCAAAAAAGCTGGCTGGTGCATTGTACTGATGCAGAGGCGTTATGCATTGATCGTGTGATTAGTGAAGTGCTGGCAGAACACCCAGGATTGATTTGTATCCTCCGGCAACGATATGAAGGGAGGGGGATGACTAAGCGAAAAATGGCTGAATTGCTGAATGATTCACACCCTGAGTGGTGTTACGCCACGTGCCGTAATCGCATAGATGCGTGGTTGAAAATGGCAGAGTTTATGCTCTATCTGCCGATGCGTGATGCATTCTCTTCCGGGGATCTAAAAACCGTCTGTTGACTCAATCTGTTATCCGGGGCTATATTCCTCACGCGCCAGCAAAATCTGGCGTCGGGATTAGCACCCCGGATGTTTACGGAGCGATATGAGACGCGCCCGCGTCTTTTTTCATATCGTTTGCACAGTCACATTCGCGATTTATGGCGGGCTGTGTGGGGGAGCCGAAAGGCTCGCCGGTTTCCGTACCCGGTAGTGCTAACCCCGCACAGTTCGCCACCACGATGATTAGCACCTGACGGTGGCGATAATGTCCAAATGTACGGAGTTATCGTTATGACCACTCAGATTTCTGTCGAAACTCTTTCCCCAATTACACACAACCAAATTCCCGTTATCACTACCGAGTTACTGGCACAGCTTTACTGTACCGAGATCAACAACATCAAAGTAAATTACACCCGTAATTCCGAGCGTTTTGTTGAGGGTAAACACTTTTTCAAGGTTGTTGGTGATGAGTTGAAAAATTTGCGGGTTACTTTAAGTAACTCACAAACGCCTGTTTCCCCCAAAACCCGCTCCCTCATCCTCTGGACAGAACGAGGCGCAGCCCGTCACGCCAAAATGCTCGAAACCGATCAGGCGTGGGATGTGTTCGAAAAACTGGAAGACTGCTATTTCAGACAAAAGGATCCGTCAGCGCCAGCTTCATGCCAGAAAAGTTACGACACGCGAGTTCTCTGTTATCAGCGAGGCGGTGTCACTGTTTCCACAATTCAGTTGCGGGATGATGATATTGTTATTTCCCTTGAGTCATGGCTGGAACTGGCGAGAGCCAATGGTTGGTTTGTTGTTCGCAGAGATAAACTGGTGGAAAGGCTGATGCAGCTTTAAAAAAGTTCTTGCAATTTTAGCCATAAACTGCTTCAATTCCGGTACGCTTCGCAAAGCTGTATCGCGAGGCGAACCAAGCGCATGAACTTTACCAGAACCCGCCATTGAGCGGGTTTTTTATTGCGGAATTAATTACGGACCGTTATTATTCTGCTCCCGGCCCTTTAGCTCAGTGGTGAGAGCGAGCGACGCATAATCGCCAGGTCGCTGGTTCGAATCCAGTACAACGCGCCACACTTATTTTCCCTGGCTCGCTTTTGCGGGCCTTTTTTTTAAATGTCTCACAATTCAGGCGGTTGACTGTTGTCTGGTTTGCGGGGAGTTTGTTAAAAGAAACTGGCATGGTGAATCCCCCTGTGCGGAGGGGCAATCAGTGAGTAGGTATATGGGATAATCGCGGATTCAGGTGCTGGTACTGAATTCACCGGGAGGCACCCGGCACCATGCAAGAAAAAGAATGTGCATGCAAACATGCCCCTCTCCGGAGGGGCATTTTTTATGGGTAAAAAATGCCCGAATGGGTTCGGGCAATAGCATGAGATACTGATATTGTTGTGTTGTTATCGTGTGGATTTTAACCAGGGTTTATCAGGCTGCGCAACTGCGTGGCCTTTTTTCATTTCTTGGGCTGTAGTCCCCGTGTGTCATTCAGGCTTCCGGACTACAGCCCACTCCATATCTGATTTAATACACTATCCCGGCCGGGAGGAATAATGACATTTAAACATTATGATGTTGTCAGGGCGGCGTCGCCGTCAGACCTTGCTGATGCACTTGCTCAAAAAATTCGTGAAGGATGGCAACCATACGGCGGGCCGTTTTCTTCGTATACGGATGATGGCGCAGCACTTATTCAGGCGATTG